TGCGGATGATACAAACCCGTCCGTCGCGTCAATTGTTACACCGTTATACGCAACCCCCTGTTTTACGGCATCGTCCGTTATTGTTATTTTTCCCGCCGAATTTACGTTGAATACCGTTACGCCGTCGACCGTAATGGATATAGCATCTGTGGAGTTAAGGCTTACTGTCACTGCTTTCCCGTTGATTGTCGCGGTCGAAACAATCTGGCCATCCATTGTCATGGCGGTTTTATAAGTTCCGTTGACGCCCGTGGATGAAAAGCCCAGACCGTTGACATTGAACTGCCACACATTCTGTGCGGTTGTCATGTCTGCCGTGTCCATGATAAGGATTCTGGACGGTTTTTCAGGCGGGTCAAAGACGACATGGCCCCCGACTGCGCCCGTGATTAGTTGCGTAGCCAGCAAAACCCTTGCGCTGACATCATCGACCGATTTTGATACGTCCAATTTCGCTTGATTGTTCTGCGTCGTGAACGATTGTGTGACATTTCCGAACGCTATTTTCGTGCTTTCAGGGCTTGCCATATCGATGTTCCGAGCGGTTGCCAGAAACAAAGAATCCAGGCCATGTGGTGCGGATTTTACCCTTACCCAGTCGCCTATGCCGATGCTTGTTTCCACGCCCAGAACAGACAGATCGACCGCGGATAGTTTCAGTGTCAACGACTGTGCGACCATTTCGCCCAGGTAAACAAGCGCCTTTGCATACAGGTTTGCGGGAATCGTCACATCCTTAAACGTGACCGTTTCCCAAATCTGACCGTATGAAGCGACCGCCCCGGAATTTGATATGTAATCAAGCCCGCCGTTGACCGTTGTAATGTCGACCCGTTCGCCTGTTGCGGATCCGGTGACCTCGGCCCCGTATGGGATCAGGCATGTCCGGACTTTTGTTGCATCAATAAACTGGTTAATGTCGATTAGGTTCTTCGCGAACTCAATCACTTGCGGCGCGGTGTTTCCATAGTCAGCCAGGTAATCAAGGTATCTGACAGCCCCCACGTGACGCACGCGCAGGTACCCGCCGTTAGTGCTGAGCAGTCGGGTGCTTATGATGTCAAGCGTTTTTAAGGCATCCTCGCTTGATCTGGCTACGTTGCCATTGGAGTCAACGACCGACACCGTCCCGAGAGTAAACTCTTTGCGGGTTTCGACCTGGCTGTTATGGTTATTTATCAGATTCGTCAAAAACTGCGTGATCGTTCCGGTGTATGAAAACGGTCTGTAAATCGAGTCGTACAAAAAAGCAAGCTCGCCCTCACAGGTGATTTTGCCTGTCTTGTAAAAATCTTTTTCATTCGTGATAGAGCGTCCGTACCAAATCGCGACATCGTCCTCGTAGACAACGATGTCTGACATGAGCGGGATGATCTGATCACGGTTCGGGTGACTGTCCGGGACCCCGAATGTCAGCAGGCCGGACTTGTTCAATTCGAGTGCCAGATGCGGGGCGATAACGGCATATTCTTTGACTCGCGCATCGTAGAGATAGGACTCAACCGCTCCGTTGAGGCATTTGATTTGATACATTAAAAGGTCCCCCTCAGATACGTCATGACGATCGTTCCGGTTCCGGCAAACAATAAAGTATTCTCGCCTTCAATCAGACAAACGCCCGGTACGGTGTTGTCCCCCACGGCAAGGCTGTAACTAACACCGAGAAAGGTGACAGTCATGATTGCGCTTGACGTAATCAGGGGCACTACGGGCATCCTGGACCCTATCAGGGTCATTGCCAGTGTCCCCGCTACCGTTGCGCTGATTTCCGCAGGCTCAGTCTTATATTTGTACGGGTCAACAACGCCTGTGATCACTACTGTTGTAGTCGCTTCGTCCGTTTTCGACGTGTCCACGGCAAACCGGCCATAGTAATAAAATCCCGCGTCATTGTCAAGAACAAGCGTTCTGTTTCTGCCGTGAAGGTAGTTCGAAATTTGCGTGATCAGTTCCGGCCATTCGTCATATGCGTTCATGGCGTCAAATATCAGCGTCACTGTCCGGTTGTTAAAATTGACCCGACCCGTGAGGACTTCGGACAAGTCCAAGAGCCCCCCACCGGGTATGGGAACCGTGATGATCTGTGCCGTGGGCAGAGGGATTGACACGCTTGATAGCATCAACCCCCAATCCAATGTGTCCATTTCGTTGTCGAAAACTGCAAAAGCATAAGCCATCAGGCATACCTCGCTTTCAGGCTGGACATGGATCCCATTTCCTCGTCCACGTATGGAGCGACCACGCGCCCGACTGTCTGACCGTCCATTTCAACCTTCATGCCGTTCATTGCCTCAGCGTTGGCTTTCGCTTGAGCCTTGTAATCAAAGGCGGTCTGATTGTTTGTTGCCGCGCTTGCTGAAACGGATCTGTTCGCAAATCCTGCTGATCTTCCATAAGCCTGCCCCTGCATTGCTGCCAGAGCTCTGCTTGCGGCATTCTCTGCCGAGTCGGACATCAGCCCCGCATTCTTGTCGATTCCCTTAGCTGCACCCGCAGGGATCTGTTTGCCAACTTCTTTTTCAAAGAGCGTCGACGGCGAGCGTATACCCAGAAACTTCTTTACGCCGCTTATGGCGTCATTTGCCGCGTTTGTGGCGGCTGTTGCAAGGCCCCCCGCGGCGCCCTTGATACCGTTTCCGATGCCGCTGATGACGTTTTTGCCGATGCCGCCCCAATCCACCTTTGTGAAAGCGTCAAAGATAGCCGTTACGATCTGCGGTATTGCCCGAACCAATTCGGGGATAGCCTGAATCAGTCCGGTAATGACCGCCATTATGATCTGGACGGCCCCACCGATGATCAGTGGCAAGTTGTTAAGCAGCGTGGTAACAATCGTCTTGATGATAATGGGCAGCATTGTCACCAGTTGCGGAATGGCGGCCGATAAACCCTGAATCAAAGCAACAATGATCTGTATGGCCGCCGTAATGATCATTGGCAGATTAGCCATTAATATATCGACTATCGTTGTGATGATATATGGCAGCATTGCAATTAATTGAGGGATGGCTGAAGCGATGCCAGAGATGAGTGCCAGAAGGATTTGAATGGCCGCTGTGACAATAGCGGGGAGATTCGCAAGGAGCGTGTTAACGATGACTGCTATCAGCGTGGGCAGCATGGCTACCAGTTGAGGTATTGCCTGTGTAAGACCGTTTATCAGCGCCAAAAGAATCTGAATGGCGGCAGTGATGATTGCAGGCAGGTTGTCGATAATCGTCTGAATCATCATGGCGTTCATGTCGAGCCATGTCTGGATCAACTGTGGGAGCGCAGCCACGATGCCGTTCATCAGTGCTATTAAGATTTGGATTCCTGCATCAAGGATGTAATTCAAGTTCTCTGCCAGTATCCCGGCGATAAGCAGGATAGCCGCCTGAGCCGCAGGGATAAGAGTAGGCATTGCCAGCGCTAAACCGTCGAGAATGTTGACGATAAGGCCCATCCCCAAAAGCAGCAGCTGCGGGATCATGGTAATCATCGCATTCAGCAGCCCGGTAATTATTCCGGTACCCGCTGCTGATAAAGTAGGCAGTTGAATTAAGAGCGCATTAATCAGCGTGGTCAGAAAACTATTTGCCATAGTGATTACGGCAGGCAGCTGAGCCGTGATCCCGCTTAGGATCTGCCCCACTACTCCACCAGCTGCACTGATCAGTCCCGGTATGCCGTCCTTGGCGAACGCATCTGTTAATGTCTGCACCATGCCGATAGCTTGCGGCAACAACGTCTTTGTGAGGCCGTCTGAGATAGGCTTGACGACCTCGCCAACTAGACTATTGGCGTTGTCCTTGAGCGTGGAGACAAGCCCGTCAAACGTCGTCGACGCGGTTTCCATGCCCTTGTAGAATTGACCGCCTTCAGAGGTTGCCTTCTTGAATGCAGCCGTTACTTCATCAGCAGATATCGCACCTTTTGACATCCTGTCGGCCAGAGCAGACATGGATTCGCCGGTAGTCTCGGAAATGACTTTAAGCGGATTGAAGCCCGCCTCGATCATCATCTGGGCTGTTTCACCGGTCAGTTTTCCCTGGGACTGGACCTTGCCGAACGAATTGGAAAGCCTGTCAAGCTTTTCGGCATTTCCCAGCGAGACATCACCGAGCATTTGCAGCATACCGGTCGACTTGTCTCCAGACACACCAAAAGCCAGAAGAGTAGTAGTTGCTTTTGCCAGATCCGCCATTTCGAACGGAGTGGCGGCACCCATTTTCTTGAGTTCGTTGACCTTGGCTATAGCAGCCTCTTCAGAGCCCAGCATGGTGCTAAAATTTGCGGTGTAC